ATTACTCTTAAACACCACTGGTACTGAAAATGTTGCTGTAGGGTATCAAAATCTTGATGCGAATACGACAGGAACCCACAATACTTCTGTTGGTAATTATGCGTTAGGTGCAAACACTACTGCATCTCATAACACTGCTGTTGGTTACTCAGCTTTAACAAGCAACACTACTGGTGCTCAGAACACAGCACTTGGTCGTCAGTCACTAACTGCAAACACCACGGGAAATTACAACACTGCGGTTGGGTATCGAGCAGGGCTTAGTAATACTACTGGTTCACCCAACTCTTTTTTTGGTAGTTCAGCAGGGTATAGCAATACAACAGGCTCTAATAATACTGCTGCTGGGTTTAATGCTTTATATACTAATCAAAGCGGAGTATCTAATGTTGCTATAGGTGTAGATGCCCTTAAACTCGCTACTACAAACTATAACGTAGCAGTAGGTACATTTACTAGTGACGCAATGACAACTGGAACTTTTACAACTGGTTTGGGTTATGGAGCTTTATCTGCTACAACTACAGGCAGTTATAACACAGGAGTTGGTGCATACGCTTTATTATCAAATACTACAGGTTATGATAATACATCCGTAGGTTATACCGCATTAAATGGAGTTACTACTGGATACAGTAACACGACTATTGGTAAAGGTTCAGGAAGTTTAATAACAACAGGTGCATCAAATACTATTGTTGGGCGTTTTGACGGCAACCAAAATAGCCTAGACATCCGCACCTCAAGCAACAACATCGTGCTGTCGGATGGGGCTGGTAATCCTAGATATTGGTATAATGGCGCATCAAACTATACTTGTTTAGCAGGAGCTTCGGGAGGCAATGATTGGCAAAATAATGCTGGGATGGTTATTAATGGTCAAGGCGCTCAAGCCCAATATGTAACAATTACTAACACAACAACTACTGAAGCTAATGAGGCCTTTATTGTTCATAGGGCTGCGGCTGTAAGTAATGGTGAAGCTATTCAATTTTATCGTGCATCTTCCCCAGTTGGTTCAATAACCGTAGGTTCAGGTTCAACCTCGTACAACACTTCTTCAGACTACAGATTAAAAGAAAATGTTTCAGACTTAACAGGTGCAACAGAAAGACTAAAACAACTTCAACCTAAAAAGTTTAGTTGGATTGACGATAAGTTAGACGCACCTGACACAGAAGGCTTTATTGCTCACGAAGTTAAAGAGATTGTTCCAAAGGCTGTTTCTGGTGACAAAGACGAAATGAAAGTAGACCATGATGGCAACACGGTTCCACGTTACCAAGGTATTGACCAAAGCAAGTTAGTGCCACTCTTGGTCGCTACAATCCAAGAACTAGAGGCACGGATCACTGCCCTAGAAAACGCTTAATAGTAACCAGTCAGAAAAGGAGAAAGAAATGTCTGATGAACCAACCAAAGAAGAAATAGCAGCACACTACACAGCAATGGGTCACTCTGTTGATCTGTTAAACGCAGGAAAACCTGATGATATGGAAGCAGACGAATGGACTGCAACCAAAGCTCGTAATGTAGAGCATTTAGAACTGATGAAAGCCAAGACTTATTGGACTTCAGAAAGCATGACTGCTGTAGATAAAGCTATTGCAGACTTTAAATAACTTAACATAAAGGAGACTAACATGGGAAAAAATGAAAAGACCCCCATCACAGTCAACGAAAAAGAATATTTTGTCGAAGACATGAATGAAGCTCAAACAGTGTGGCTGAATCACCTAAATGATTTTGACCGTAAGTTAGGAAACGCATATTTCAATGTCGATCAGTTAAATTTAGGGCGACAAAAAGCTCTTGAACTCTTGGCTAATGCTTTGGAAAATCCAGAGGAAGTCGAAGAGGCTCAAGAGGTAGCGGCTGAATAATGGAAATGAACGCGCTCATAAATATAGGATTAACTGCTGCAATAGGCGGTTTAGGTTGGTGGTTAAAATCTCAACACAGTGAACTTGGGCGCGTTCAAATTCTCTTGAATAAAACAAGAGAAGAAATGGCAAAAGAGTATGTCACTAAGACTGATAGCTCTACGGTTATGAATCAAATCGTAGCACGGTTTGATAGAATTGAAGAAAAAATAGATCGTTTAATGGAGCGATAATGTTATGTACGCTTGTGTTTGTAGCTTATGGACACATGTGGGTAAACGGCTACGGTAGCTGGTTTTACAAAGCGTGTTACTACGATTGTGGGTCAAAACGCTTTGGATATTATGATAGGGTTTATCGTGTAGACCCGGATTACTATTGTCCAGTGAGGTTTCGTGAAGCATGATTGATCCAGCAAGTGCAATAGCTCTCGCCACAGCCGCTTATAGCGGCATTAAACGTGCCGTTAGCGCAGGTAAAGAAATTTCAGAACTAGGTAGAGACTTATCAAACTTTGGTAGAGCAGTAAGTGATTTAGATTACCTTGGCAATAAGGCGAAAGACCCTCCACTTTGGAGGAAGGTAAAGCCGGGATTTGATACATCAGCGATTGAAATTTGGGCAGCGCAGCAAAGAGCCAAAGAAATGCGTGACGAGCTTCGTGACTATATTAGTCTCTATTATGGACCAAGTGCTTGGAAATCTATTGTAAACATTGAGGCCGAGCAAAGACGTTTACAGAAAGAAGCGGTATATAAGAGACAAGAAAAAATAGACAACCTCATAAATTGGGGTGTTGGGATTTGTATTGTTTTAGTTGGATTTGTTATATTTGGGACAGTAATATACTTTATAGGCAAAGGTAGAGGTCAGTGGTAATGATTTATGTTTTAGTTTTTTTACATTTTATTAGTACAGATCGTTTACAATATTACCAAATAGGGACTTATTCGGACAAACAGGAATGCCTAGAGCAAGCAGAAAAAGCAAAGATAATGGTAACACACAATTCAATGAAGGTGACTTGCTTAGAAGTAAACAGCCAACAATAATAGAACGTGGTAAGAAGTTTGCAGCATATGATAGATTTGGCAAATTAATTATTTTAGGTTATGATCGAAGAATAGTACAGGATTACGCAAATGACAGAGTTCGAGAAAGCTGACAGTAATGGCGATGGCGTCATACAGGTTGCCGAGTGGGAAAAGCTACGCTTGGAAGAAAGACGTTTGGAGATAAACGATAGGGATTTAAAAAGAGACGCGGAGCGTAGATATACTGGCTTCGCATTAGCAGGGATGCTGATTTATCCATTTATTATATTACTGGCTAGTGTGCTTGGCTTTGATAAAGCGGCAAGCTTAATAACGGATATTGCATCTGTGTATGTAATTGCAGCATCAGGTGTTGTCGCTGCATTTATGGGATTCAATGCTTATTCTGCAAAGGCAGATAAGAAAATATCCATGAGTATGGAGAATGAGAAATAATGTTACAATTTTTAACACCAATAGCAAATTTAGCAGGGTCATGGATTGATGCCAAGACTACTAAGCAAGCTGCGGAAGCCAAGTTAAAACTTACAGAAGCCGAAGCTAAAGCAAAGATATTACTGTCTGAAAAGACAAGCGTTGCTGATTGGGAACGAGTCATGGCAGAGAATAGTGGGTCAAGCTGGAAGGACGAATTTTTTGTAATTGTTCTAAGTATTCCATTAATTTTAGCCTTTGTACCGGGTGCCGAAGGCATTGTTGACAGAGGTTTTGAGCAGCTTCACAAAGCCCCGGACTGGTATTTTTACAGTTTAGGAATTGCAATTTCAGCCTCATTTGGCGTGAAAGGGTACAAACAATTCGTTAGGAAGAAATAATGGAAAATATGAAGCTACCTATAACAGTAATAGGCGTTATCGTCTTGCAGATAGGTGGTTTCATCTGGTGGACTGCGCAACAAGCTAGTACAATATCTAACCTTGAAGAAACAGTAAGTATTCTTACCGTTGAAAATAACGCGACTGACCGTACCAATTTAATCAGGGATGTGGAGCGTAATACTGACCATCTGCAAGAAATTATTGATATATTGTCTGAGGTTTATGAAGAAATTGAAGATGGCGACAATGAAATCTGGGAAGATATAGATATGATAAATGATGATATGAGTGGCATGGCTGGTCATATGATGGAAATCATTAAGGTTCAGGCCCGTGTTAAAACCTTAGAAAGCACGTTGGAGTATCTTACACGATCACCCATACATTCGGATGCTAGGTAATGGAACAAACTATTGAAACCTTTAACGGTACTAAAAACGTAGAAGTAAACACAATTGCCAGTCAGGGCGATGTTCAAGCGGGTATTGAGTTTATATACCATATGCGAGAACATCTTTTGGATGTTGCAGTAGCAACGGCTTTTGGTCTTATTGTGTATGGTATAATTTTATTTATGAAGGCGAAAATCAAATGAGTAACGCAATGAAAGCCTTGCAGAAACGCTGCGGAGTAGCCCCAGATGGGGCTTTTGGACCTAATACTGCAAAAGCAATTTCTCAACACTATGAGCTATCGCCAGAACGTGCGGCTCATCTACTTGGTCAATCTGCGCATGAAAGTGGTTATTTTAAGTTAACTGAAGAAAATCTTAATTATTCTGAAGACGCATTAAATCGTGTTTTTGGTCGTTATTTTGGTGAAGGTAAAGAGGACGCATCTAAGTATGCGCGTAATCCGCAAAAGATCGCCAACTATGTGTATATGGATGAACACAGATCGAAGGGCGGTGCGCTTGGAAATGTTGAGAAAAATGACGGTTTCGCTTTCCGAGGCCGAGGATTTTTGCAATGCACGGGCCGTACAAACTACCGAAAGTTTGCATCAGAAATGCGTTTACCTGACGTAATGAAGGAACCTGATCTTGTGGCTACAGAGTACGCATTTGAAAGCGCGTACTGGTTTTTTCAACGTAATGGGCTTTTTAAAATAGCAGATAAGGGTGTAAACGACGATGTAATTACAGAGGTTACGCGCCGTGTAAATGGTGGGACTCATGGCTTAGATGACCGCTTAGAAAAAACTAAAAAAATATATGGATGGCTATCATAAAATGTTCGGTTTATTGTTTTTAAAAATATAACTCGAACAATTGTTTGAAATATGTATAATTCGGGTATTAGGAGATTGTTGAATGCCGCTGACTAAACTTCAGTTTCGACCCGGTATTAACCGTGAAACTACGTCATATACTAATGAAGGCGGTTGGTTTGACATGGACAAAGTGCGCTTTCGCTTTGGTTATCCTGAAAAAATAGGCGGCTGGATTAAGGAATCATCAACTAACTTTTTAGGCACATGTCGTGCTTTGCATCCTTGGGTTGCATTAGATGGCACTAGCTTTCTTGGTGTTGGGACGCATCTTAAATACTATGTTAATGAGGGTGGTGGGTATAGTGACATTACTCCAATTAGAAACACAACAAGTGCAGGTGAAGTAACGTTTTCTGCAAGCGCGAATGATCTTGATGGTGCCATTACAGCAATTGATACAACAATAACTCTTACCTCTTCTTCTGGATTTCCTGCATCTGGCCGCATAAAGATTGAAAATGAGATTATAACATATGCTGCTTTGTCAGGTAATGATTTGACAGGATGTGTTCGTGGTGAAAGTAGCACTACTGCTGCTTCTCACGCTGATGCGCAAGCCGTTACATGCGCAACTATTGTGGTTGCCGATTCCAATCATGGTGCGCTTGAAAATGATTTTGTAACTTTTTCAGCCGCTGCTTCTTTGGGTGGCGTTATTACTGCGGATGTTCTTAATCAAGAATATCAAATCACTGCAATTGTAAATGCCAACAGTTATCAAATTGAGGCTCGTACAGTTTCGACTATTGGCAGTATTACAAATTACTTAGGTTTAAATCCAACGTTTGTTTTCGCTACAAGTTCTGATTCTGGCAACGGCGGTGGTAGTGTTGTTGGTGAATATCAAATCAACACTGGCCTTGACACGACTATCGTAGGTAATGGTTGGGGTGCAGGTACTTGGGGTCGTGGAGCTTGGGGTTCTAGCACATCTTTGGCAGCTTCTGGGCAAACTCTTCGTATATGGTCGCACGATAATTTTGGTGAAGACTTAATTATTAACGTTCGTGACAGTGCAATTTATTATTGGGACAGAACATCTGGCACAACTAGTCGTGCCGTACAGTTAAACACAACAGGTTCTATTGCAGCCGCAACAGCCGCTGGAACATCGACAGGAACAGCAACTTTTACTGGCGTTACACAAGATAGTACAAGCGGCTCTGGCTCTGGCGCAGAGTTTATTATTGAGGCTGTAGGCGGTGTTTACAATATAGTAAGTATAGTAGGTGGTGGCGTAAATTATAATGTCTCTGACACAATCACAATTTTGGGTGCAAATCTTGGAGGGTCAACGCCTGTTAATAATTTAACTATAACGGCTAATCAGTTAGACAACTATGCGGGTGCGCCAACAATAGCCAAGCAGGTATTGGTATCTGATAGGGATCGTCACGTTATAGCGTTTGGCTGTGACTCAGAAACAAATCCGGGCATACAAGACCCATTGCTCATTCGTTTTTCTGATCAAGAAAATATATCTGAATGGGGTGCTAATGTGCAAAACACAGCAGGTGATTTGCGTATTGGTTCTGGTTCAGAGATTGTTACAGCTATAGAAACAAGGCAACAAGTCCTTGTATTTACTGACGTATCACTTCACGCCATGCAGTTTTTAGGGCCGCCATTTACATTTGGTATTAACGCCATTTCAGAAAACATCACAATAGCTGGCCCTCTTGCCGCTATAAATGTTGAAGACAATGTTTTTTGGATGGGTGCAGAAGAGTTTTATGTATACGGTGGTGCTGTTCAACGTCTACCCTGCTCTGTACGCGATTATGTTTTTACCGATATTAACAATGATCAGTTGGAAAAAATTACAGCCTCTACAAACACAGCATTTTCTGAGGTAACGTGGTTTTATCCATCTGCGTCAAGTAGCGAAAATGATCGCTATGTAACATATAACTATCAACAAAAAGTATGGTATTTTGGCAATCTAGCGCGAACCGTGTGGTTAGATCGTGGTGTTAACTCTGAGCCTATAGCTGCTGGAACTGATCATAGTTTATATTTACACGAAATTGGATTTGATGATGGCAGTACAAGTCCAGCAAGCGCAATCAGTGCATATATCGAATCAAGTCAAATGGACCTTGGAGAAGGCGAACAATTTGTCTTTATGAGGCGCTTAATACCAGATTTAACATTTAGGGACTCTACAGCAGTAACTCCTAGTGCCACTATGACCTTAAAAGTTCGTAACTTTCCCGGTGGTAATTATTTATCATCAGACGCAGCATCAGTCGCAAAAACAGCCAGCGTCCCGGTAGAACAGTTCACAGACCAGATATTTGTTCGGCTTAGAGGCAGGTCGTTTGCGTTTAGAATTGAAAGCGCAGACACGGGCGTAACATGGAGACTTGGCTCTCCAAGGGTAGAAGTCCGACCTGACGGGAGGCGGTAATGTCCAGAAACTTAACATTACCATTTTTTCCCGTACCGCCTGAAGAATATGATTATCAGTATTTTGCTGAACTTGTTCGATCTTACTCTACTTATTTAGAACAAATGCAAAACGCAGGCGAAGGCCGTAACACGTTTACGGTATTTACAGGATTACAAACGGATGACAGCGGCTTAGAGCTAGGTGGTGTCTTTAATCATGGCGGCTCTTTAAAGGTCGCTGAACTCAACACCCCACATGTTCGTGGTTTACAAGGAACAGGACAGGTGGGCTTTGCTACGGTGACAATATCATGACAGTTATTACAATGCCAGATGGGTCTAAATGGCGACCTTCCTCAAGTACAGATATGGTGCATTGCGCAAGCTGCGATAACGCAGTTGACACGCCAGAAGAGATTGCAAGCTACCCAGATGGTAACTGTCCAGAGTGCAATAATCCGTGGACAGGAAGCGAAAAAAGAAGCACAAGTATAACTGTAACTGCCCCTGAAGCTATTTCTGGGTCAACACTCTAGTAATTTATGTAAAGATTTGGTAACTTATATATAGCGGTCACGAGGTTTTAATATGCAAGGCATGGCACAATACGGTAGAAACGGTGATACAATGATGGCGCACGTTGCTCCGGGCGAAATGGTTGTACCCCCTGAAGTTCTACAACGTAGCCCTGAAGTTGCGCGTGGTTTGGGTATGGCTTTTGCCGATGCAGGTGCCGATCCAATGCGTTATACTGTTGGTTCTGGTCAAAATAGCATTAACCCTGTGACGGGTGAGCCTGAGTTCTTTATTGATAAAATAATTAAATTTGGCTCTCAACTTATTGGTGGTGGCGGTGGTAACTTCTTTAGCAACCCTATCGTTCAGGGCGCTATAAGTAACGTTGCGTTACAAGCACTTACTGGAGGCAAGCCATCTTTGCGTGATGCACTGCTTGGAGGTATTGCAGGCGGTGGTTTGGGCTATATGTCAGGTGGTGATTCTGGTCTTGGTGCCTTGTTTGGCATGGATACAGATGTTCCAAATGTAGGAAAGCCAAATTTAAGCTCATTTGGTGGTGGCAAAGCTGACGCGCTTACTGAAAAGATTATTGAAGATAAACTAAAAAAGCCTAAATACGAACGTGCAGAAGGCTTGTTGGGTATAGGTGATTTGTTTAATCTTAATCCAGATGAGGGCATTGGTAGATTGTTAAACAACAAAGCAGGTGAGGCTATTGCTATGGGTCTTGGTTCTCAATTGCTAGATTCTGTATTTGGTAAAGATTACGAAGAGACTGATTTAGATCGCGCTGCAAGGCGCTCAAATCAAACATACGCTGAAGCAATGGCAGACCCTACAAGGGTTAAGCTAGGTGATGTTATGAGATTAAATGAAGGCGGCGCAACATATTTCCCGCGCCGTGATGGTGGTATTATGCCAAGCGAAGGTTCTGGTACAAAAGACGATGTTCCTGCTATGCTAACCGCAGGCGAGTTTGTTATGACTCGTGACGCGGTAAAAGGCGCTGGCAATGGTAATTTAAATCAAGGTATTCAGAAAATGTATGGTATGATGGATAAATTAGAGGATATAGCGTAATGACTGAAACCACACAAAACGTAATAACTTCTCGTCCACAATATATTCAAGACTTAGATTTAGCCTTACTTGGTAAGATATTTGGGCAAGATGACGGGAGTGGCACTCTTTCGGGTGGCATTTTAGACGCAACTAAATACCCTGATTTATTTAAAATTCCAGATTATGTTCAAGCAGGCACTGATCCTCTTCAGTCAGCCGTAACAAGTACACTTGGCGATGCAACGCAACGTCAACAGTTTATGGATCGTTACCTACCTTATTTTCAAGACGCATCAGGAACTCCTCGTTACTTACCTGACGCAGCAAGTGGTTTAGGCACGGGCCAAGCTACTATGGCAAAAGCTCTTACTGATTACTTCCCAGATGCCAAATCAGCTTTAGAAGCTGGACGCGGTTCTGTTGATGCAGGTGGTCAGTTTGGCGCTAAAGAAGCATTTGACCGCAGAACAGGCCGTGCATTTGAGTTAGCTGAACAGGGTCTTGGTAGCTTCGATCCAAGCTCAGTTGAAGACTTTATGGACCCTTACAAGCAGCAGGTCATTGACTCTGCTATGAAGAAAATTACCCGTGAGGGTGCGCAGCAACGTCAAGCTGATCAAGCTAGGGCAGTTGGCGCAGGTGCTTTTGGTGGCTCTCGTTCAGGCATTCAGGCCGCAGAAACGCAACGCGCTATTGAAGAAACCAAGCAAGGTACTATCGCCAACCTTTTGTCAAAGGGCTATGATAAGTCGATGGCAAATGCGATGGCTACAGACGAAGCAGAGCGCAAACGTGCATTACAAGCCTCTGGTCTTACAGGTAAGTTGGGTGCATCTGGAGCAACTTTAGAATCAAGTGCCTTTGAGGATGCAGCCAAACGTGGTTTAGGGGCCGCTGAAAACGAAAAGAAACGTGACCTAGAGGCAGGACGCCTTACAGGTGGATTAGGACAAACATACGGTCAGTTAGGCGGTGCGCAAGCTGATGTAGGTCAAGCCTATGGCAAATTAGCGGGTACATCTGCTGATATTGGTCGTGTGTATGCAGGCATGCAACCTGCTGACCTTGGCTTTATGTATGAGCTTGGTGGCAAAGAACGTCAGTACGCTCAACAAGGACAGGACTTTACGCGTCAAAATACATTAAACACAACACAGCAAGCACTTGCTCCGTTTAGCTACGCACAGAACTTCCTAACTGGAGCGCCATCGGCGTCTATGTATAGTCAATATACACAAGGTCCACAAACATCAGCAGACCCATTCTTGCAGGGTGTTGGAGCGTATTCAACAATGCAAGGTTTTAGCGGTTAACAAGAGGTGCCTATGACTCCCGAAGAAAGATATAATCAGGTAGCGCAAAGATATAGCGAAAACAATCCTACTCGCAAAAATGTGTTAAACCAAGGTTTAGGCTATAAACAAAAAGCACTTACAGGACCACAACAAGCTGCAAATCTTAGAAGTCTTTTTGCAGCAGAAGGACCCGAAGCAGCGGGAACATTTGTTCAGATTCCAAGAGGGCCGGGTAGTCGTTATTATGCATTTGAAGAGTTAAAAAATAATCTTGATTTTAAAAACCAAGACGCTCTTGGGGCATATTTAAACGATCTATCTGAAAGAACTATGGAAAATGAAGGTTTATCTATACCAATCGAAGGCTTGGTTCCAGACGAAGGTGGGTTTTTCGGTGGTGGTGGCCCTTTTATGTCTAAAGGCGGTCAACAGTTTGGTTTTGGCAAAGAAGATATTTCAGAAATGGAAAAGGCTTATCGTTCTATACAAGATATGGCAGTTCCGGGTCGATTTGAAAACGTTGGAAACATAACTGAGCGTGAAATTCTTGCAAATGAAGCAGCACTTCTTGCTCCACGAGAATTGCTTGGAGAAGAAGCTGCATTTCAACCATCTGCTTTGGACGAAATTGGGGAGCTTCTTACTAGGCTAGATGCTAAACCTAAAGATAAAAAAATAGAACCAAAGTTAGAAGATGCTGCGCCAAGTCCTGCGGAAACTTTAGAGGCTATATTGACAGGTGGTCGTGGAGATATTGTAGAAAAACCCGGTGAACGGGCAGCATATTTAAAAGCTCAAAAAGAAAAAAATGCTAAAGATACAGGAGGAAAAAGTATTTCTCTTGGACCTGACGCTGCTTATAATGCATTTTTTGCAGCTATGAAAGATGTATCAGACTCTCCGCCTCGTAAAAGTGAGTCAAAAAAAGACGCTATAGCTCGTTATAGAAAAGAATTTGAAGAAGCTACAGGAATAGATGCAAGTGGCAAAATTGATAAAAGTCGTGCGTTACAGGCTTGGGGTCTTGCTTTATTAAAGAATAAAGCAGGTGGTAAAGGGTTTAGTGGTGCGCTTGAAGCACTTGGCGAAGCAGGTGAGGCTGCTATGCCGTATTTAGATAAAGCAACTGCGGATTCAAAAGCTGCTCAACTTGCAGCGGGTAAATATGCATTGCAACAACGTCGAGCAGATGTTGATGCTGAATTAGCATCAGCATCAGCCAATAAAGATTTTCAAAAAGAAATTTACCTTAAATGGTATGCCTCTGACTTAAAAATGAAAGAACAAGACTCCAAAGCAAATATAGATGCACAGTTAGAAATTTTGAAGGCTCAAACAACTGGTGGTGATTACAGCAAAACCAAAGATCGTAAGTTTGTGGACGGACAGGGTTCGTCAGATTCATGGAAAATACCATATGTCTATGATTCCAAAAACCCGAATGGCGGCTTTTATTTAAAACCTGAAGCTGCAATTCGTAAGCATGTTTTAGGTCGTGATGGCGTTGTTGACGCGCGTGAAACAATTTCAGCATTGCGTACAACTGCAACTGAAATTGCAGAGGGCGGTGGTACTGTGCAGGTAGCATATCAAAAGCTACACGGTTTGATGAAAGCTATTGCTCCATCACAGTATTTAACGGGTGAACCAACCGATGTCGAGGACTATAACTACGAAACTAAAAAGCTACTTAACCAATACAAGCGTTTCCTTACACAAGAGACTGGTAACGGCATTTCAAATCGTGACGTTGAAATGTGGACAGATGATTTGATGGGTAACATTGGTTTCTTTACAAACCTTGATGCAACATTGAATGCTCTTGATGGCCTTGATCAAATTTTTGGTGCAAAACAAAATGATTTTGACAATGCTCTTGAAGATTTGCTTGATCCATCTAATCACCAAGAAGGAACTTACGATAACATTGTTGAAAAGTATGGTACTTTTGAAGACTTAAAAGGATTAGGTTCACTTGTATTTGTGGATGGTAAGTTAGTTAGGAAATAGCAATGCCTGAAATTCAACTTGAAATTAGACCCGGCGAGTTTATTCCTTTTGAAATTAAAGGAGAAAAACCAACGTATCCTGAAATGTTGCAAGCCGAACGTTTAATTAAAAAAATGGAACGTTCAGTTTCACCATTAGCCATTAGAGATGAAACACCAATAGACAGAGAAACTGGAATAAAAAATAATCGCCTAAGACGCCAGTTAGCAGGCGCTGAGACAGAAAAAGAAGAAGAAAATGTCTTAGGTCGCTATGGTTTTAGAGAAGGCGATTATATGAGAGATGATCGTGGAGACTTAGCGATCACTCCAAAAGGCGCACTTTTGCTTGGCATAGAGACTGACAAGCCGATTATGATTGATGAAAGCGGGTTTACTTTGTCTGATTTACAAGACTTTGTAGGCGCGGCTGGTGAAGAAATTGTAGGTGGTATTGGCGGTGCTATAGCAGGACAGGCTGCAATTCCTATTCCAATACTAGGTGCTGCTATTGGTGCAGGTTTAGGTGCTGGAGGTGGTAAGTTAGTCGAAGAAGGCGTAGAAACGCTAAGAGGGACACAGGAAGAAAGCCTTCTTGATGTTGGTAAGGCGGCTGGTACTGAAGCTCTTATAGCCGCTGCTGGTGAAGGTGTATTTGGTGCAATTGGCAAATCTTTTGGATTCGCAGTAGGTCGTGGTCGTGCAGGTAGCAAGTTAGCTCCACAAACGCAGGAAGAGGTCGCTACTGCTATTAAATCTGGCTATAAGCCTTCATTATCTGCTATGGGCGCTAATTCTCTTGTAGCCCGTCAACAGGCAATGAGTGAGAAGGCTCTAGGTACATCTGCTAGATTACGTCAAAATCATGAAAAGATTATGTCAGATTTGGCAAAGTTACGCGCTTATGGCGCTGATGGTGGTGTAGATATAGATGCTACTGCTGCTATTCTAACAAACGCTGTAGCAGCGGGTGATAATGCATTGCTTCAAGCTGAAAAGACTGCATCTAATAATTTAATTAAACACATGGATGACATTGCTGTTCAAATAGGAAAAGCTGCAAAAAAAGATGACGCACTAAACGCTGACATACAAGGGGCATTTGTTGGCGCATACAAAGCCTTTGATGACAAAGTAAAAGAAAAATTTGCTAACCTTGAAAATTTAACAAACAGTGCAGTTGGTGATACCGCGCTATTTAATACTCGCGCATTAAAATCTGACGCTCAATTAGAGCTTGATAGATTGGTAGCGGCTGGATCAGGAAATCTTGGAAAATCTCGTGATGCTGTAAGAGAGCTTATGCAATTACCTGATGATGCTTCTTTTACTCAAGTATACAAGGCTAGAAAAACTCTTAATGACACTTGGATGGGTAACTACGGTTCTGACAGTGTTAAGTTAATGAAAGACAAGTTTCTCAATAAGCTAGATGATTTTATATCTCCTACTTCTGTCAACAATGCTATGAGGAGAAAAGCGGCTGGTGATTTAACAGCCGAACAAAAGAAACTTTTTAAAGATGTTTCTAATGAAATACCAAAACTTCGTAGTTTCTTTAAACAAGGCATGGACAGCTTTGAAAAAGTTTCATCGGCGGCTAGTATAAAAAGTTTACAAAACTCTGTTAAAGGTGGCGTAGAATTAAACCCAAAAGGTGCATATGGTCGTTTTATACAAAACGATAATCCAAAATTGCTTCAAGATGCTAAAAAAGTTTTAGAGGAAAATTTAGGAAAAGACGCTTTTAATACGCTAAGAGAACGTGCGGCTTCTGAATGGTTGCGTAAAACAATGCGTGAATCAGGTTCAACTTTAGATGCAACAAGAAAATTTAGCGGAAGCAAATTTAAACAAAAATTAGATGATTTAGGCGGTACAGCCGATGAATTGTTCGGGTCACGAATTTCAGAAGTTCGTAGGCTGGCAGACCAAATGGATACTTTATCTTTAACAAGAGTAAATCAAAGTGTTATTGATGATTTCGTAGAAGAGGGTGGTGACGAAGCTGGTGTGAATTTATTGCGTAATGTAAAAGACATTATGAAAGAAAAAGCACAGTTTGATTCTGCGGCAATGGCTAGAAAAATTCGTGCAGGATCATTGATGCCAGATGAAGCAGCAGACTTGTTGGCAAGCCCATCTGTCAAAGGTAATGACATTACAAAACTTTCAAAGTTTTTTAAAGATAAACCTGAAGAGTTAGCTGAGTTACAATCATACTATATGCAAAACCTTATAGGTGATTTTGAGCATAGCTTTATGACAGACAAAAAAGCCTTTAAACAATTATCAGAACGCCTTTTACGGGCTGAAAAATCTGGTAAACTAGGAGCTTTATTTCCTAAAGCAGAAGCTGATTCTATCGCTTTATTTGGTCAAAACATGAAAGTTCTTGGCGCATCTGCTGAAGGCGGTGATCTTGTTGCGGCTAATATTGCTGCTAATCCATTAGAAAATTTAGGAACAATTGCTCGTCTTGGTCTAATCGGTCAGTTCTTGTCTACTGGTCCGTTCTACACATCTTTCGCAGCACGGTATGGAAAAGAAGCGGCAAAAGAAAAAACTAAAGCTGGTAAAATGCAAGTGTTTTTAAGAGTTTTAAACGACACCAGTAAATCTTTTGCAAAACAACAAGGTATGAGAGTAGCCGTAGGAACTGTAGGTTCCATGAAAGAAGGCGCTTCCAATATAGCTCGTGATTTAGAAAATCGTAGAGTATCTTCGGTACCAGCGCCAGTAAGCCGAACAACTATGCCAGTTCCTGATGTTGCCCCGGTAGAAATATCTGACGTTCCTGATTTTTCTAATATTCGACAACGCGCAAAAGAAAACCCAGCAGTGGCAGCAACACTACTGGGTGGTTTAGGTAACGCAGGGCTTCTCTAGTCTTCGATGACTGTAGTTATACCGCCTATGCCTACAGCAGCGGGTTGATAGCCGCGCTTACTATTGACACGTTCCTGAACATCTTCGTATGATTCTTCAATCATGCGTGATAACTGTCTACCCAAAGCACGATCTTCTTGATCGGCAATGAAGATCAGTTTTTGATACGCGTCTATTGATATACCGACTGATTTGTATTTTTCAGGTTTTGGCATGGAGGTTCCTTCCCATAAATGACGTTTACTACTGTATATAATCCCAAGCGGCGTGGGTCAAGACCCAAGTACGGTAATAAGAAAGTAACTGTGCAAGGAATTAAGTTCGATTCTAAGTGGGAATCACAGCGTTACTTATATATTAAATCACTAGAACGCGCAGGGACGGTCAAGGACTTGGAGCTACAAGTGCGATACAATCTTATGGTCAATGACGAAAAGATTTGTGCTTACATTGCTGACTTCAGATACCAGAAGCAAAACAAAGACGGTGACTGGTATGAAGTGGTCGAGGATGCCAAGGGTGTAGAAACCCCTGAATTTAAACTAAAAAAGAAATTAATGAAGGCATGCCTTGGCATAGAAATATTTTTATCTAAAAAAAGTCGTTGACATATCCCAAGCCATGTGGGATAGATAGGGTTCTAGTAACTTAACAGCGGAGAATCGACATGAACAGTCGTGAACTTTTTGAGCGTCGAGAGGAACTCAAGTATGTCATTAGTGAAATGCGTGATGAACTCAAAAACGTTGATGAACAAATCTATGATACCTTCTTTACTCAAGTAAGTGATGCGTTACGCGCAGATGGTAAAGACTTTGGAACTACATACATTATTGCAGGCAATCGTAAAATGAAAGCTACGGTCCGCAAAAAGGTTGTGTGGGATCAGGAAGAACTTGGCACTGTATTACAGTCCATGCCTGAAGAAGATGCGCGTCACTATGGAAAAATTACGCTTGCAGTTGAAGAGCGTAAATACACAGCAGCCCCACCTGCAATCAAGGCAACTCTCGAACCATGCCGTACCGTAGAAGTTGGTGGCTTTACTATTGAGGAGGTAGAATAATGGCTTTACAAATTATCACAGCCGATCAGCGTTTAGCTGAAAAGAAGGGCCACAAAATCGTGGTGTGTGGACCAAGCGGTGTGGGTAAAACCACACTTGCTAGGACTCTTGATCCAAAAACTACATTGTTTATGGACTTAGAAGCAGGGGATGCCGCTATCGAAGGCTACCCAATTGATGTGATTCGTCCGCGTACATGGACTGAATGCCGTGACTTAGCTTGCTTCTTAGGTGGTGCTAACCCATCACTGTCAGAAGATCAGCCATACAGCCAAGCGCATTACGATTACGTTGCTAAAATGTATGGAGACAACGCAGATATTTGGGACAAGTTTGATAGTCTGTTTGTAGACTCTATTACTGTCGCAGGGCGTTTGTGCTTTCAGTGGTGCTTACAGCAACCAGAAACACGCTCTGAGCGTTCTGGAAAGCTAGACACACGCGCAGCCTATGGAATGCATGGGCGTGAAATGATGTCATGGCTAACACACCTTCAGCACATTCGTACAAAGAATGTAATTTTTGTTGGCATTCTTGATGAAATCACAGATGATTATGGACGCAAGCAATATGCGCTGCAAATTGAAGGCAGCAAGACAGGGCGTGAATTGCCCGGAATTGTTGACGAAGTAATTACAATGGCAATCCTGTCAGGTGATCACGGTCAGTATCGTGCGTTTATCTGTCAGCCATTGAATGAATGGGGCTACCCTGCAAAAGATCGCTCTGGTCGCCTCGAAACTTTGGAAGAGCCGCATCTAGGCAAGCTGATGGAAAAGATGTCTGGTAGCTCTTCTGATCAACCAAGGGATTTAACATTTGTTGATCCTGCAACACAAACTTCTAGCGAAGAGGAAGCACAAAATGCTTAATTTAAATAACGTACCCGCCGATGATAACCCACAGGATCGTGAGTTTTCTTTAATTCCTAAAGGCACAGTTTGCCGTGCAGTTGTCCTTGTAAAGCAAGGTGACACCGAAGTTCCAGAATTTGGTTCTGGACCTTGGTTTAAAAAGTCAGCGACTTCTGCGGCTAAGTGGATGGAACTTGAGTTTACCATTATTGGTGGTGAATTTGATCGCCGTAAGTTTTGGGATCGCGTCTTTGTCGATGGTGACAAGATGGGTCAAAGCGGTATTCCACAAGCCAAAGAGATTGGTTTACGCACATTAAAATCACTTGTTGAGAGTGCGCGTAACATTGATCCTGCGGACGTTTCGGCAGAAGCGCAACAGGCAAGAAATATTTCTGGAGTTTTTGACTTAAATGCTATGGAAATTTGTGCTAAAGTTGGTATTAAGAAAGGGACTAACGGCTACAGTGATAGCAATTGCTTGACCGTAGCTTTAACACCTAATTCGCGGGAATTCGTTCCAAGCGGACAAGCGCCAATGCAACAGACTCCTGTAGCAGCGCAAACCACTCAGCAAGCTGCACCTACGCAGCCTCAATCGTCTGGTGGTGTTCCGTCTTGGGCGCAAAGATAATCTAGCGGCAGGGCCAATCCGCGCCTGCTAGACCTCTGACCGGGGGGCAGAGGGCCGCAATCCCCCCACCAATTCTAGCGAACAGGTGTTTTATGTTACTACGTCCCTACCAAGAGGTAGCCGTAAGCGATGCTCTAAAAGCTCTCGACAAACACGGCAATACTCTAGTCGTTGCACCAACGGGTGCAGGCAAAACGATCATGCTTTCTGCGCTTGTAGGCAAGCGGCACAAAGAAGGTAAAAAAATTCTTATCGTGCAGCACCGCGATGAACTTGTTGCGCAAAACCAATCCAAGTTCAAAAAGGTGAACCCGTACATCACAACAAGTATTGTGAACGGTACAGTCAAGCATTGGGATGGCGATGCCGTATTCTCAATGGTGCAAACTATTTCTCGTGAACGCAACCTAGCCAAGCGCCCCAAGTTCGACATGGTGGTGATTGATGAAGGCCATCACGCAGCGGCAAGAACGTATCGCCGTGTGATTGATGCCGTGCTTGAAGACAACGACAGTGCAGAGATTGTAGGATTTACAGCTACACCTAATCGTGGTGATGGCAAAGGATTGCGCTCTGTGTTCAACAACTGCGCACATCAAATCGAAATCGGTGCGTTAATCCAAGAGGGATTTCTGGTTCGGCCCAAAACCTTTGTGGTCGATCTGGGTATCAATGATCAATTAGATAACGTCACAAAACGCGGCAAAGAATATGACATGGAAGAGGTCGCCGCGATTATGGATCACCAAGTCATTAACGATAGAATTGTTCGTGAATGGGAAGAAAAAGCAGGGGATCGCAAGACTGTTGTGTTCTGTTCAACAGTCAAACACGCTGAACATCTTTGTGCAGCCTTTCTTGAATCTGGTGTTGATGCAAACTTTGTAACAGGTGAAACACCAAAAGATAAAAGAGCAGAGATGCTCCATGACCTTGAGCATGGTGATTTACAGGTTGTGGTCAACGTAGCGGTGCTTACAGAGGGGTTTGATGCTCCACCTGTGTCTTGTATCATTCTAACGCGCCCATGCTCTCAGAAGGGTACAATGGTGCAGATGATTGGTCGTGGACTACGCATCGTTGATCCTGAGTTATATCCAGACACAATCAAGACTGATTGCATCGTTATGGACTTTGGTACGTCTGTCATTACGCATGGCAGTATTGATGATGCAGCTAACCTAGATGGAAGAGACAAAACGGTTGAGGGCGAAGCACCCACAAAGACTTGTCCTGAATGCAACGCAGAGGTTCATGCGCGTTTAACAGTGTGTCCGATCTGCGGTCATGAGTTTGTAGCAGAAGAGAAAGCTGCGCTCGAACAGTTTATCATGACTGAATACGATCTGATGCAGTTATCACCTTTCATGTGGATTAGCCCATTTCAAGAGGGCAATGCACTGATGGCTATGGGCTTTCAGGGATTCGCCTTTGTAGGTCACATCAAAGATGATATGTGGGTCGCTATGGTAAAATCACAAAAAGGCCGTGTTCGCACAGTAGCGATTGGTGAAAAAGTGCATGCTATGTCAGCAGCCGATGATTTCTTACGCGAGATTGAAGATAGCGATGCAGCAAATAAAACGAAGCGTTGGCTTAATAACAGGGCCACAGAGAAACAAAAGAACCTGTTAATGGATCACGACATTCATATCAGTTCAATGGACTTCTCGTGGACTAAATACAAAGCAGGCTGTGCTTTGAGTTTTTGTTGGAACAAAGACGCTCTAGGCAAAGCGTTTCATGCAGCGCAGGAGAAATTACATTGAAAAGAGAAGAGTTCTTGAGGCAAGCAGAAAGTCTAGTCAATGGCGAAAGGGCCAAAGACTATGGTGAGGCTTACGACAATCACGACAGAATTGCAGAGGGTTGGAATATTATTTTGCGCAGCGCACTTATATCACACGGGGAGATTACCCCTACGCATGTTGCATTAATGATGGACTGGCTAAAAACTTCGCGTATCCTAAACAAAATAGATCACTCAGACTCGTGGGTAGACAAGGCAGCGTACTCTTCTCTGGGTGGAGAATTTTCGAGTAAGGACGCCCCAGATGCCGAGGTTTGAAATGTATCTTATGTTTGCAGAAGACGATGATGGTAATGTCGAAGCGTCCGAAATCGAAATGATTTGTTGGGTCAATGATCCAAATGACTTGCAAGAAGTTCAGGACGTAGCAAACGAAGCAATACAAATTCATCTTAACGAAGCAGAAAATCCTGTTTTGTTTGGAACAGCATTAATTATGGTAAAAGGTAAGGAAGTTTTAAGTATAGGCTTTCGAAATAAAGACGCTGACCCAAATGAGGTCGGTGAAATAATAGAATTGTTCGGCATAAGGGAGGAGACAATACATTGACAATACCACCAGAACCAAAGCCAATCGAAGAATTGGCTCACATATTAGGCAAGTTTGGATGGGACACACGTTTTTCTGATCTATCAGAAGAGCAAGTTCACACTCTGATATTTGGCATACAGGAATCACAACGTCTAGCAGCGGAGATTGACATTGGAAAACTCGAAGAAACTTACTATAAGTCAACAGGCTCTTGGCCTTCTACATCAATCCCCTTCTAAAGAAGACCCGATTGTAGAACACATTAAGGCAGCAGTTGATAATGCTATCGTCGCAGGCGAGAAGAAACGTGAACGCCGTAAGTATATTGGCGCGTCTAGTATCGGTGATGAATGTCAACGCAAGATACAGTATCGCTATCTAAATTACCCTGTTGATCCTGACAAAGAGTTCAGCGCACGAACACTGCGCATATTTCAGTTTGGTCATAACATCGAAGACTATGCAGCTAAATGGATACGCGATGCAGGGTTTGATCTACGCACAGAAGATAAGATGGGTGAACAGTTTGGCTTCTCTATCGCTGATGGCGAAATAAGAGGTCATATAGATGGCGTGATTTGTGAAGGTCCAGTTGAAATGGGCTACCCGTCACTGTGGGAAAACAAATCATCAAACGATAAAAAGTTTAGAACGTTTGTAAACATGGGCGTTACCAAAGCGAACCCAACTTACGCAACTCAGATAGCTTTGTATCAAACGTATATGGAGCTAACCGAACATCCTGCTTTGTTCTCTGTAGTAAATAAAAACACATCAGAAATTTATTATGAGCTAGTGCCGTACAACGCATCTTTAGCTCAACAAGCTAGTGACCGAGCCGTGAATATCTTGACTGCTGCAAAATCAGGTGACATTCTACCTCGTATCGCTCAAAGCAAAGACTTTTTTCTCTGCAAGTTCTGCGAATACCGTGAATCTTGTTGGGACGAATAAAAAAAAATGGGGAGCGTTTGTATGACGCAACCCCATATCTAGTATATTTACCGTTTGTAGGGACAAGATAATGAATATTTTACAGTTTGGCAAGACATCGAAGGAGGTAGCTGAACGCATTTCTAGGGAAGTTCCAAGAAGTATTCAGTTAAACATGCTGATTGATACTTACCCTGAAGGCGTTAGGCGCGGACACGATTTTATGTTAGGTTCACTGCGCGGTGAGCGCGGTCAATCGTTAAGAATTAATATTGATATAAACAGCCCGTGGTTTTTAAGCGGCAAAGATTTCGAATCAGGTGATGGCGTTGGTGGCATCTGCAAAGTTCTCAAAGAAGGACGCGGTTGGTCACTCACTGAGATAGTAGAGCATTTCTCTACATATCTACCAAAGGATTTTGCGCCACAGCCAGAAAACATTGTGAAGCTCAATGATCCTAAAAACTTTGAGGTCAGGAATACAACTGCCACAAACGGCTTTGCACAACCCGAACAAAAGAGGCAAATTGGTCCCAACACACCCTTTGAGCAGGAATACGATTACACTGATGAACATGGTCAGGTTCTCGTCACGGTCCGAAAATACTTCGACAGGAATGAATCTGGCGAAATTGTTCGGGATAGTGCCGGGAAGCCTAAGAAACAATTCCGCCAGTTCATGAATGGACGCCAAGGTGTACCCGAACCAAGACCCCTCTATAATATACCCAACATCTTAGGCTCCAACAAGGTGATTTGGGTAGAGGGAGAGAAGTGTGCTGACGCTCTCACCGATCTTGGTTACGCAGCTACCTGTACCATCGGTGGGGCAGGGATGCTGTCTGAAAACACAGCAGAAAAGTTCGACTTCTCTCCCTTACGCAACAAAGAAGTTATTTTATGGCCTGACAATGATGATGCAGGAAAGAAACTTGCTCGTATTGTCGAAGCACAAGCAAAGGCTTCGGGCGCAAAATCTACATTGATGCTGCACATTCCATCCACAAAGCCTGAGAAGTGGGATGCTGCGGATGCTATTGATGAGGAGTTTGACATCAATAGGTTCTTGCAAACCCATGAAAGCAAAGTAAAAAAACCAATCTCGCTTATTGATGAAAGCCTGTTGATCGACAAATACTTTATCGGGTCTGCACCAGAACAAAAGTTTCTTATCGGAGACACAATACCTTTAGGTGTTCCAGTGGTATTTGCTGCGGCAGGGGATAGCGGTAAAGGTATGATGACGCTCGACTTGTCAATGAAGGTTGCCTCTGGCGCATCTATGGAAAGATCATTCGGTGGTTTGGTAGCGGAGCATGGTGATGTTATCTTGATCACTGCGGAAGACGATAAAGATGAAATGCATAGGCGTATCGCTCGACTTGATCCTCAAAAATATCGTGAACACTACGATCATAAGCTGCGCATATTACCGTTACCTAACTTGGGTGGTGTGTTTCCAATCATGCAGAAGTTCGACAACTCATACATGATGGGCGAAGAGTTCTCGCGCATCTACGATCAGATGCTAGAGATGGAAAACCTAAAGCTGATTGTGATTGACC